AAAAATAACTCTAATATAGCTAAACAAGCAATATTAGCTAGTGCTACTATTATTGACAAAGCTATGTTTCAATATGCTTATAATCCTGATTGGATGTATTATCTTAAGTTTAGTGATATTGCTTGGGACACTATTAAAGAGTTTACTCCTCGTGATGAAATATTATTGAAAGATATTTTAGCAAAGAAGTTAACGGGAAATTACGCAAGAGAATGTGTAGAAGTACATTGTGAAACTTATGGTGATTTAGTTAAGCTAATTTGTAACAAAGATCTTGACTGTGGTGTAACTGCTACTACACTTAATAAAGTATTTGGTAAAGATTTTGTTCCAGATTTTAAATGTCAATTAGCCGAAGAAGTGGAAATATCTAAAGTTAAGTGCCCTATTGTAGGTCAAACTAAATATAATGGTACTAGAGTAATAGCTTTTGTTTATAATAATACTGTTATATTTAAAACACGTAATGGTAAAGAATTTAAATATCCTAAATTAGAAAAAGAAATATTAAAACTTGTACCTTTATTTGGTGAACCTAATATGATGTTAGATGGTGAATTATGCTTTGGAGATAGTAAAGGAACAGATCATACTAAAGTAAGTGGTATTGTTAATTCAGCTATTAAAGGTACACCTATTCCTGACCATTATAGCTTAGTTTGGAATGTATTTGACTATATGGAGATGAGCTACTTTACTTCTGGTAACTGTAATAATGTGTATAGTTTAAGATTTGCTGGCGTTGAGAAAATTGTTGGTTCAATTACTTCTGATATTATTAAGAAAGCTAAAACTTGGATTTTTAATAGTAATAAAGAGATTGAAGATCAGTTTGAGGAAACTCTTAAAAAAGGTTATGAAGGATTTATTCTTAAATCATGGGATCACTTATATGAATTTAAAAGATCTAAGAATTGGATTAAAATTAAAGCTACTCAAACTGCAGATATAAAATGCTATGGCTATACGGAAGGAGAAGGTAAATATACAGGTCAAATAGGTGCTTTACTTTGCAAAGGTGTAGTTAGAGATAAATATAAAGGTGATAAATATGTAGAAGTTAAAGTAGCATCTGGTTTAAGTGATCCTGAACGCGCTGAAGATCCTGATAACTATATAGATCAAATAATTGAAGTGAAGTATAATACAGTAATACAAGATAGTAAGACAGGTGAATGGTCATTGTTCTTACCTAGGTTTGTAATTGTTAGAGGTGATCTTTAATGTCAAATCCACTTCAACCTAAAGTTATAAAAGTATTAGAGAAAGAATATAATGCTTTTGTAGTTAATGTTACAGCATCAAGTAGATCAGGAGTAATGGATTTATTGGCTTGTATTAAAGGTCAATTCTATGGATTTGAGATTAAATGGAAAACTGACCAACCATCTGAATTACAAAAGGATAAGATTAATACTCTTATAGATGCAGGCGGTAAAGGTTACTTTATTAGATCAGTAGAAGAAATAAGGCAAGTGTTAGACCAAGATCTTCCTCCGATCAAATATGAAACAAAACAGACATTTAATCTATAAAAATATCAAATCTGGAGGCCGTATAATGAGACGAAAAATGTTTTGTATAGAATCATATATTGAATATTTCGTCTAGTCTGGTGGTCAACCTGGATGATATATGAAGATCTGATATATGTAAATTAAATTATATAACAATATCAATGACTTAGGAGATAATAGTAAAGGCCCAACTGTTAAAGGTTGGGCCTTTATTAATAAGTGATAACTAAGTTACTTTAAAATGTTATAAGCAGCTAAAGTTTGATCACGCATTACGCCATAATCAGGCATGAAGATTGTAGCTAGTACAGGACAACTCCCTCCTAATGCTTCTTTAACTGCGGCACTTTGTACTTCTTTAGGATACTTAACTATGTCAGGTAGTAAGTGAATATCAGGTTTAGTAGGTGCCGGATTGCAACCGCCCAAGGTAATAACTAAAAGACTTAGCATTACGTATTTCATCTTTCTTCTCCTGTACTTTATTTACTTTAACTTGTGTTTGATGCTCTATCTTTAGTTCAGTATGTTCTGAACCTTTATGATATGTATAACCTAATACTATTGCAATAACTATAACTGCAAGTATCTCAGGTAAATACTTAATTAACCATGTAGGTATCATCTTTCACTCCTATTAGGTATTTGATCATTAAGATTATCTCCTATAAAAGGTGGATTTAGTGCTTCAGTTCTTTCAACAGAACTTTCAGCATATCTATTACCTAGGTGAGTTCCTGCAACCATGGCGGCAATAATACCAATTATTTCTGAATTAGTTTCATCATTTATTTCCATGTGTACAGCTATACCTAATAGTACTAATATAGCTAGTAGATATCCAGTTTTAGAACTAGAAAGTCTACCTTTATTATCTTGCACAAGTTCTAATATTTTACTCATTATAATAACCCAAATGCGCCTTGGTCAATATCAACTGAACCGGAAGATAACAATGAAGTGTCAATATGAATTACTTTAAACTTTTGAGCATATCTACTTTCTAACGGAGAGGATTTAATATTTTTCCAAGATACATAGTTCCAAGTATTTACTCCAATATTAGGAACAGTATAAGGCGCACCTTTTTGGTTACGACTATCTGCAACATAAGTAATAGCACTACCATCCCATGAAGGACTATTAACAGTATAGATTTCATTAACTTTAACTGTACCAACAGCATTAGCTAAGTTAATACCTAGGCACCAACCATGAATTCGTAATGGTTCATAAATAGGAAGTGCAATATAGATGTTACCTTGACCAACAACTTTAAGCATGTGGTCACCAGATGGTGCATTTACTGCACTATCAGTTGTAACACTAGTAATAGCTACAGTTCCATCAAAAGTAAGTTTGCCGCCATTTATTAATTCACCATATAAGAACCCAGAACCATTAGGCCATAAGTTACCAACGTTATCCATCATTGGAACTGCTGGTAAATCATATTTATCAAATTTAATCGGCCGCATATTTCTAATAGATACTCTAGGACCTATACTAGTATTATTTGTAGTAGAAGCAGTACCTACAAATGCGTCTTTAGTAACAGGTGTACTAGATGGGGCACCAATAGAATTCATATATACAGTTCCACCATCTACAAACTGAGAGCTATTATCACCTAATACGTATACACCATTTGTCCAGTAACGAGTACCACCTGTTCCTGTGTAAACAAGTTCTGTACCTGAACCAAAGTCAATCATACTATCAGCACCAGTTAAAATTACTGGGTTAGTAACTTCTCCAGGGTTTTGACCATAGTTACCTTCCATAAATGAGTGTCCAGAAAAGTGTACACGACCACCAGAAGCACAAGTAACTTGGTTGTTATTATAGTCAATAGAAGTATTGTGCACACCAACAATTTGACCTAATGAGTATAAACCAACAGAACTATTATATAAGTCACAGTTATTAAAACTTACACCCTCGGCAGCAAAGCTTGTACCAGCAACATATGCAGCATAATAGTTACTAGAAGAAAATACACGTTCAAAACCAGTCTTAAATGCACTATTACCTACAGCAACACCTTTATTAAAGAAGTGTGTAGCAACATTCCTAACTAAAGGTTCAACATCATGTAGAGCAATAACTTGCGCACCACTTGTATGACTTACTGCAGTAGTCTTAGCATAACCTCTAGTTAAGTTAGAAGCAGTTGTGCTAACTAAAGTACCAACCAAAATAACTTCACTATTAATCTTAACAGTAAATGGTGGACTTGGTAAGTTAGATGCATCAGAGAATTGAAAAGATGAAGCATTTGCAGCAATAGTTACAGCTAATGTAGGTAAAGCACTATAAGTACCTTCACAATGAATACCTGTAGTAGTGTTAAATCCAGCGCCACCTGCAGTGCTATTACCTTCAATTTTGAAGTTTTCAACTAGGCAACCTTCATCAATACGATTTAATGTAGGTGCACCTTTATAGTTAGTAATTAATAATGCTTTACCACTAGTACTTAATCCTGAAGCATCAATAAATGCACCATGACCATTTAAGTTAACATTATTACCATGTAATACTAAACCATTAGAATTGGTATAAGTAGAGCCACCAACTAAATGTACAGTAGCACGCATAAAAGAACCAACTAAAGCATTATGAATAGTATCAATAGCTTTTTGTATTTCTACGTCACCTTTATCAGCAGGAATATATTGGTCTAAACCAAATACCTGTTGAGTACTATCACTAGTGTTATTAGAGTTATTACCAAACCTACTTAAAGGAAATGCTAAGATATAACCTGATGTCATGCTATTACCTATTGTCTACAATTGTTATAACGATAGAAGGGTTAGTTGCACCTGTTAAACTACAGTATAAATCTACACCTACATAGTTATTATCTGTTTTAACAGGAATATTGTAAGTAATTAAGTCAATATCGTTGGTATTATAAGAAATACCTAGTTCATCTTTCATAGGGATTTTATTAAGTCCACCATCTAATGAAAGATATAAAGCAAGTAAACCTCCACCAAATATTCCACTAATCTGGATTGCTCCAGCTAGTGTATTATAGTTATTATTCTTCAATTGCGCAACGTGTGCGTATGTCACATTACTACTAATTGTTACAGGCGATAGTTTCGACATTTTATTTCCTTTATGTAACTAAGTAACTAAAATTATAAGACCAAGATCTACTAGTTGTATCTATAGCTTTCCATTGAACTTTTGCAGTTCTATTTGTAGTAGATCCTATAATTTCTGCAGCCTCGCTAATAATACCACATACAGCTTGACCTGTTAAAGTTCCTGCAGAAATAATACCTGATACTACAACAGGCAATGTCATTTCAAAACTAGTAGCAGTTGTAGTAAGTGTTGGATCGGCTGTAAAAGTACCAGAAACACTTACAATATCACCTACACGAATAAACTTAGCTTGTGTAAAAGTAATATTACTGTCTAGGTTTGCTTCAGCAGATCTAACCGGTGTATAAACCCCTGATGTAAGTTCATCAGGACGAACTGGACGAGATGGTAAAGGCATTATTTATACTCCTAACGAAATTGTACGACGTTTAATCCAAGGCGCTTCCCAGAAAATAGTCCCTACGCCTGCTGCGGCTGCAGTAATTACAGAAGACCAAGTTGCCCAAGTTGCGCCAATCGGAATAACATAGTTTTCACTTTGCAAAGTAAGGTTAATAGGATCACTTGGTAATTGAATAGTTGCTGCAGCAAACATATCACCTACTGGGTTAGGAGTACTACTAAAGTTAGTGTTAAGTGCAATATTAGCTAGACCAGAATGACCAGCTGCTACCCTAGCTAAACAGCCACTAGTTACATAATCATTACCTAAACTATAGTGTGCAACAGTTGTATCTTCTTTAACTTGAATAGTTTCTCCTGCAGCAGTAAATGTGAAGTCACCTCTTACAGCATTACCACCATATAACCCAGTTACTACAGACCAAACCATAGAAGCAGAACCTGTTCTACTACCAATCATTCCAGAAGGTAAAGTTCCACTATTACCTGTACCAGGAGTTCCACCAGTTGTAGTTAAGAATAAAGGGTTACTTTTTTCTTGTGAATAAGCAGTTGTTCCATTAGCAATAACGTCTGTAACAGAAGTTAAACCATGTAACGACTTACCTAATTTACTTTGAACAAAACGAGCCCAAGGGAAAGCTAAGTAGTATGAGCCATAGTTGTTATCATGTGTGGTATCACTACTATAACTAGTGTTATGAGCTAATGTAGCTGACTGAGGATCATTCTTATACTTCGCTAGGTCAAATACATTTAAACCTGCAGTAACATCACCAAGGCGAATTAAACGTTCATTAAATTCATTAACCATACCACGAAGACCTGCAGTATTTAGTGAAGTACCACCTGCTTCAGTCCAAATCCAAACAGTCATGCCAGCAGCAATAGCTGTATTAATAGCTGTTTTAATTCTATTAAAGATAACTAATAATGTATCTCCAGTTGAGCCCGATTGACTAATATCGTTAATAACAGGACCACAAATCATAAGGTTCTTAGCACCACTTGCAATTGCATTAGGTAAGAATACAAGATATTGATCTGATCTGTTACCAGATACACAACCGTTATATACAGTTTTCATAGATCTATTAAAGAACATACTATCTGCCCAATTAGGAAAGAACGTATTTGTTCTAACTCTAAATGAAGTATCATTATATTGTGCAGCACCACGACTATCGCCAACATGTGCCCATGTTAAACTATCCATTTGACGGTTTAACAATGCACCAGTTTGTGTCGCTGTTAAAGTTGGGTCTAATTGTTGAACAGGCATTTAATTTCTCCTTAATTATTGTCTGTAACTAATACTACTAAAGTAGGTGAAGTAGAACCTGCTAAAGTACCATAAATTTTAACATCGCCATTATGACTATTGTCTAATGCTACATCAATTTCAATAGTCTTAGCAACTGCTGTAGCATAAGGTGTGCCACTAAGGTTGTCTAATGTATTTTTAGTAGTACCGCCGTCCATGGAGATAAACAAAGATAAAGTACCTCCACCAAAAGTACCACCCATTTGAATACTTGCTTCATAACGTTCACCTGTTACTGGTTTGTTACAAGTTGCAATAAGTGTTAAACTTGCATCTGCTAAATATGTAGTTGTAGTTTTTGCCATGTTATCCCTCCTTAACTATGTTGTTTAAAAAAATCAAAGTCTGCTTGCAGTTTCTCTAGTGAATTCTCATGTTGACCATATCCAGCACCTGGTAGTGAGGCCCAAATATTCTTTACTCTATCTACAGTAGCTGGAAAATCATTTGCTTCGATAAAGTCTAATGCATTTCTTTCTTTAATCTGTCTTAATGCAATTGCATCTTGTGAAGCTGGGCTAAAGTCATTCAAACCTAATAGTTTACTATAGTAATCATAGTATTTAGCTAATAGTTGATAACGTCCAGCTGCAGTAGAGAATAACTTATCATTAATCTTAACTAATTGCCGAGGATGATCATCATAACTATCAAATAACCTACCCCCAACTAAAACGTTATAACCATTATCTCCTTTGCCATAAGTACCTTCTGATACTGCAATAGTATCAAGAAATGCTCTTTGATTTGGTGTCATTAATGTTTACCCAAGAAAAATGTTACTAAACCAGCTACTCCAGAAGCCACAGTAGTGCAAACTAAACCCCATACAGTCATAGCACCTTTACGCTCATACTTTTCGTTCTCTAAAATTGTAAACCTATCATTAACAGCTTTTTTACTCTCATACATTGCTGCACGTACATCATTAAATTCAGAGGTCATATTATCTTCTAATGACTTAAATCTATCACGTATAAACTGTATTAATGGGTCATCCATATCACATTTCTTTGCCATAACTTATCCCTATTTTATGGTTTATCAAATAACATAGCTTTGCCTTCAACTCTAATACCTAGGTAATTCTTATCAACTAATTGTTGTTTAAGATTAGGTATAGTCCTAATATCTTTAACAGTTACATCTCTACCAACTAATTTAGAAATATCGTCAAGTGTAGCCATACGTGACATATTAACTTCATGCTTGATGATATTCATTTCAGGAGTAGGATTTGCTACTTTATCAACTAAATATACACCTTTACCTAAAGCACCATCAGTCACAGTTAAATTACCTGATTTAGATTGTTTATACATATGAACAAAATCTTCAGGTTTGATTGGTCCTTGTTTAGCTTTCTGAACTTGTAAGTCTTTAACTAAGGAAGTCATTTCTTC